CATCATCATCTGTCTTTAAGATCATCCTTGATCCAACAACTCCTAACTCTTTAGGCTTTCCAACGTTAGAAACACCTACCGTTATTATTGATCTACCTACTGGTGAACGCATCAATGACTTTGATGTTTACCTTGGTACCTATGCCATCCTTGCTACAAGTGCTGGCTTTAGAGTCGGAGTCTCTGATGCAACTGGCGACATCCAGTATGGACCGCTTCTCTTTAGAGATGCCCCTTGTACCGCTATTGCTTTCAAGGATAGTTATGCCTACATTGCAACCCTTGTAGACGGTGAAGCAGGGCTAGTACGCACTGACCTATCTACAACTGTGATCTCTAATGCTCTGTATTTTCCTTGGGCTTGGGATCTTGTTGCAGCAGGTGCTGGAACAACTGCATCTCAGGTTGCCTTCTTTGGTAACTCAGACCGAGCAGCCTTTGCTACAGGCAATAACATCTGGGCTGAATCTACAACTAGCGTAGTAGCAAGTGGCTACCTGCGTACTGGTTACATCCGCTACAACACACTTGAAACCAAGATCTATAAACTGCTACAAGCTCGTATTGATACAGTCAATGGTGGTCTTGCTATCGAGTCTATTGACTCACGAGATAACTCATACAACATCGGTACCTTCTCGCAAGGAACAACAGTTCCTGAGATCAACGTGAACTACCCAACTACTTCACAAGAGTATCTAGGATTTAAGTTTACTATGTCTCGGTCAACTACTGATGCTTCTAAGGGACCACTGTTTACTGGCTATCAGTTGAAGTCACTGCCAGCAGTTCCCCGTCAGCGCCTGATCCAATACCCAGTCTTCTGCTATGACCACGAGAGCGATAAGTTCAGCAACGAAGTGGGCTATGAAGGATCTGCCTATGAGCGTATGTCTCAACTAGAAGCTATTGAAAATGTTGGTGACACCATCCGAGTCCAGGACTTTAGAACTGGTGAGGAATACCTAGGCATCATCGAAGAGATGGACTTTATGAATAAGACTCCAGAGGATAAAAGGTTCTCTGGCTTTGGCGGCACACTACTAGTCACAATTAGGACAATCTAATGCAGGCACAAGACTATGCAACGGTAGCGGTTGCTGTACTTACTATCATCGGTGGATTCGTTGGCGCTGTTAAATGGTTAGTCAAGCACTACCTCAATGAACTCAAGCCTAACTCTGGCAGTTCACTCAAGGACTCAGTCATCCGATTAGAAGAGAAGGTAGAGATCCTCTACCAGATCCTGATACAGAAGAAGGAACTATGATCCCATTAGCAAAGAAGGCGACCCCTGCTGCTATTGCAGTGCTCCGTCAGGCAACGGCACACTGGCCTAAGCGCAACAAGGCATCAGATGGATTGCTACCTAGCGCAGCACACGTTCACCAGAACCCTAACTCAGATCACAACTCTGGCTTTGCAGTAGATCTAACTACTGATCCAGGACAGGGCGTTGCTTGTGCAGTGATCTACCTAGAGCTACAGAAAGATCCACGAGTTAAGTACCTGATATTCAAGGGAAAGATCTGGTCTGCAGAAAAGGGTGAACGCAAGTACACCGGTAGTAACCCACACAATAAGCACCTACATATTTCCATCAAGGAAGAGTGCGGTAACGACACTTCGCCTTGGTTCCCTTGGCTGCCCCAGCCAAAGGCCATCAACAAAGTAAAGGCAGCAGTTAAGCCTTTACCTAAGAAGAAAGAGAACAAATGAAAATCAATGCAAAGATGAAATCAATGCTCGCAACATATCTTCGTGCAGGAGTAGCGTCAGTAATTGCGCTATACCTTGCCGGAGTTACAGATCCAAAGGCTCTAGCATCAGCAGGTATCGCTGCTATTGCAGGTCCACTGCTCAAGGCATTAGACCCAAAGGCATCAGAGTTTGGTCGTGGGTCTAAATAACCCATAAGCGCGAGGCAATGGCCCTCTGCTCAGGAGAAATCCTGGGTGGAGGGCTTCTTTTTTTATTTGTAGCAAGCGCAAAGCCCCCGTAGGTAGTCGTCTACAGGGGCTTTGCTAGGAGCTTGTGGTTTATTCAAGCAATTAAAAGATATCAGAGTCCTTCTGGATTGTCTACGGGGCAAGGAATCGTTAGCAAATTTCCGCAGTTGGCACAGGTACCGTCGAGATGCCACCAAGCTATGTCGTAATCCTCAAAGGCTGCCATAATGTTAAAGACCGTGCATCCACAGGTACAGGCGTGGACGGGGCCTAAGCCCCTCAGATCGGCTCCAAAGGGCTTAGGAAGGGTGTTTCTGCGCCATCGTAAAGATGGCAGGGAGAGTAGACGGAGCCGCATAGTGTCGGGCCTTTCTACTCCTCGGCCCGATAAGGGCCGCTGTACTGTTATTCGCCTACGGCTCATATTGTACACACACCCTGGTAGGAGTGTGTCTTGCGACACGCCGTGATATGATCTGCCAATGACAACTCTGGTAGGTATCCAAGGATCTGATTTCGTAGTGATGGCCTCTGATAGTCAGATCACCGATAACGATCAGCGCATCATATCTACGCAGACTCCGAAGATCGTTCACGTGGGCGACTACCTGTTAGGTATCACGGGCGACTCACGTCCTGGGGATATCCTCGCCTTTAATTGGAAACCACCAACGTATAAGAACTACGATCCTGTGGACTGGATGGGTAAGCGAGTACTGCCTAGTATCTACGCTGCCTTTAAGGATAATGGATACGATCCATCCGATAAGGAATCGAGCTACGCCTACCTCATCGCCTTTGATGGAAACTTATTTTCTATTGGATCAGATCTATCCTTCAACGCTAGTGAGCGTGGACTCTTCTCAGCCGGTAGCGGTGGAGCATTTGCCTTGGGCTATCTCTACTCGCTCAAGCCAGGATCGTATAAGTCTCTGCTGATGTCTAAGGTTGTAGCAGAACGCGCAATAAAGATCGCGTCGGTGCTTGACGTGAATACCTGTCCTCCGATTCAATTAGTTACTCAAGAGAAGGGATAGATAAATGCTCGGATTTTTATTTGGTTTGCTTATTGGCTTCGTCTGCGCTTATGCTTTAGATGCGTTTCTACAGTATACGGATAAGCGATAATGGAAAAGACTCTTAAGTATGCGATAGAAGAAGCACTACAATCTGGTCGCAGATCAGCAAAACCAGTCTTTATGGAGATAGAACTGCGTGAGCAGATCGCACAACAGTTAGAAGCAGCCAACTATCCAGGTGCTGCATTTATCGTAAGGAACCCGCAATGATTACAGACCCAAAAGAACTGCTACTGACAGTACTCCACGCAAAGGATGCCTCTCGTGATCGCAGTACTCAGACACAGGTAGGTCCATCAGAGATAGGTGGTTGCCGTCGTAAGGTCTGGTACCGATTGAACGGACAACCAGAGACTAACGATAACCAGTCAAAGCTGGCTGCAATTATGGGTACTGCTATTCACGCTGCAATCGAAGAGGCTATCGGTCACTTAGATCCAGATGGCAAGGACTACCTAGTAGAGACTGCAGTAGAACACGGTGATATGAAAGCACACGTGGATCTATTTATACCTAGCACCGGCGCAGTTGTGGATTGGAAGACAAGCAAGGTCAAGAACCTTTCATACTTTCCGTCTAAGCAGCAGCGTTGGCAGGTGCAGATCTATGGCTATCTGCTAGCGCAGAATGGTCACACAGTCAACACTGTCAACCTAGTTGCTATTGCTCGTGATGGTGCTGAGAAGGATGTCAAGGTTCACTCAGAACCTTACGATGAAGATGTTGCACTAGAGGCGATGCAGTGGTTAACTGAAGTCAAGGCAATGGAGTCAGCTCCAGAACCTGAGAAGGATGAGTCCTTCTGCAAGTACTACTGCCAGTACTACGACGCATCAGGCCAGATGGGTTGTGTTGGCTTAAAAAAAGAACATATCGTCCTGAGTGAAGTTGTCATTGAGGACGAACAAATTGACAAGAACGCGTTGCACTTTCTACAATTAGATGCAAAGATTAAAGAGCTGGAAACTGAAAGAGATTCAATCAAAAGTTCTTTCGAGGGAACTGTTGGCGTTACTGCTAGCGGTATTGAAATCAGTTGGACAAAGGTCAAAGGTCGTGAGACAGTTGACAAAGATAAAGTAAAAGAACTTATTGGTTATGTCCCAGTAAGTGTTGGACAAGAAACTGCAAGGCTAAACATCAAACCTAGTGGAGGAAAATAAATGGCTACAGAAGGAACAAAGTTCCAGGTTAACTACAAGTTATCTGATGGAACACTTATCAATCTTTATGCTGCATCAGTTACAGAACTAGAAGCAGGACTAGCAGATCTTGCTATGAACGCACTTAACATTAAAGCAACCGGTGTCGAACTAGGTGCTAGCACAGCAGCACCAGCACCAACAGTTGCATCAGTAGCAGCGCAGTTCAACGCTACTCCTATCAGTCAAGCAGATGATCGTGTCAATCAACCTGCTAGTGCAGGCAATGTATGTCGTCACGGAGTAATGGCGTTTCGTGAAGGAACATCAAGCAAGGGACCTTGGAAGGGCTATATGTGTGCTGCACCAAAGGGTGCAACAGACAAGTGCGACACTATCTGGGTTCGATGATCGGTGCGCGAGCCTCGGTTCTATGAGGACCCTGCTTGCGCTTCAGTAGGTGGCGACTTCTGGTTTCCTGAAAAGGAAGCTGGAAGTAACAACACAACCGAGATGGTAATGGCTAAATCAATCTGTAGAAGATGTCCACATCAGTCAGAATGTGCTGAGTGGGGAATACAGAATGAAAGTCACGGCATTTGGGGAGGAATCGCTGAAGGCGAACGCAGGATAATTAGACGTAAACGACGGATAGTATTAAAGGGGGAAGGCGTTGCTTGACTTATCACGTGCCTGGAGTGGAGTGCTTACCAAAGCAACACCGCTTCCTGACGTGTGGCAGGCGCTATCACTGAAGCAGATTAAGTTCCGGCGAGGACAAGTCTGTATGGTAGCTGCTGCACCTAACGCTGGTAAGTCTATGTTCGCTCTTGTCTATGCGATGAAGGCAGATGTACCAACGCTCTTCTTCTCGGCAGATACTGATACTACAACTGTGATGATGAGAGCAGCATCTGTTGCCTCTGGTCACTCACAGATATCGGTGGAGTCAAACTTATCTAACGATAAGCACTACTACGATAGACACTTTGGAAAACTAGAACATATCAAATGGGTCTTTGATTCGTCACCATCACTAGATGATATCGAGTTAGAGATCAGGGCATATGTAGAACTCTATGGCCACGCTCCAGAGTTGATTGTTATAGACAACTTAATGAACGTTGCAGCAGAGACTGACAATGAGTGGGCTGGCTTACGTGCGATAATGATGGAACTCCACGATATGGCACGTAAGACCGAAGCCTGCGTACTGGTACTACACCACGTATCTGAGCAGAGTGAATATGGATCACCATCTAACCCACCTGCTAGACGTGCCATTCACGGCAAGGTAAGTCAGCTACCGGCGTTGATCCTAACGCTTGGTTATGACCCATCTAATGGTGAGTTGAAGGTAGCCGTTGTTAAGAACCGCTTTGGTCCACACGCTGCAGATGGCAAGGATTACGTAACACTGTTCGTAAACTATGCTGCTTGTCAGATATCAGATAAAAATGCGTGGGGTG